TCTGTTTTTATCTTTTAGTTCTTCAATATCTTCTAACACTTTATCCATTTGTTTTCTAAGAAATTGTATATTCACTTTGTTCAAAGCCATATCTTCGATGTGTTTGTTAATCTTATCCACGGTGGTATAAAGATTCTCAATCATCATGAATTGTTCCGAGTCCGCGGGAAGTGACCCCATTTCCCCCCGTGGCCATTTTATTCTAAACTCTGTATTTTTTTCAAGATCAGACTCCATCAGTTCTAGTCTTGTTTCATGTTTATTAATCTGTTCTATAACTCCGAAATAGCCCCAGACGCCGATTGCGACGATCGCGATCAATGAGGCAACCGTCTTCATAGGCATCTGTACCTGTTGTGATTCGTCGATTTTTAGCGCCATAAATTACTTATAGAAACCTTTAAATAACCAATTCACCCATTTATTCCATAAGCTTTTAACTTTGTCCCAAGCTTTGCAACAAATGTTTTTACATCTATTTATCATGTTTTTTCTCCTCAATTTCGTAAAAGAAGTTGTCCGTATCTTCGGTCTTCCATTTACTTGTATTTTCAACATTCCATTCTGAGGTTTGCACTTTCCATTTTGGAATCTCATCTTTAACTGTGAAAGAAGGGATGTCCCATATACATCTGTTATTTGGTTGTGCTGCATAGTTCCCGTCATCGAGAGCTATGATATGAGCGCATTTATGCTCATGCGGAATCTCTGAATGGTCCGTATCTAATATATTACTTTCAGGATGTGCGAAGTCAACAGTAAATAAGTATTTACCAGGGTGCCATTTTTTATCTTTACCTATGTATTTACCAGCTTGGCCGTCTAGAATGTCCCAAGAAGTAACAGCAGGATAGTAACTAAAACAATTCCATAACTGTAACTCATCAAGTCTACGCCTAGGAACCTCTTGCGCTTTAAAACCTCTTTGAATGAATGCAGATATCGGGAGACGATAGAAGACAGCTCCATTTTCCATAATTCCATGAAAAAGAATAGCACGCCCCGTAATAGCCGTAATACCAAATATGATACAATCTTCGACTTCACCATGATGGCTTTTAAGATCATATAGATATTCTCTCCTGATTTGTGCATACTCCGGCGGTATGTTCGCATTTAAATAAGCCATAATAAATCCTCATTTTATACTGCCCCAATTATCTCCCTCTTCATAATCTACTTTGTTAGGAACTTCAAGAGCAACAGTCGACTCCATTATTTCTTTAATCTTATCTGCTTCTTTTTTATTTTGTATAGATATATCTAATTCATCATGTACTTGTAGATGTGGTATGATGCCTTCAGCGTGTAGATCTATCATAGCTTTCTTTGTCATGTCTGCTGCGGATCCTTGTATCAATCTATTCAAAGCTTTGTATGTATATGCTCTCCTAATCCCTGGTCCGTGTTCCGCGAGCGCATCATCGTGAGGCAATGGCTTGTGGATACCGAACTGATTTGGTTCCCATAGATGAAACCTGCACAGTCGACCCAGCAACGTTCGCACTTTACCTTTACGCTGTGCTCTGCTCATCACTGCATCCATCAACTGTTTAACAAAAGGCACCTTTGTATGATATTGTTTAAACAATTCATCAGCTTGTAATTTGTTTACACCCAGCTCTGCTTGTAATTTGTTTTTACCCATGCCATAGAAAAGACCCAAGTTAATTGTCTTTGCTTGTGTTCTAGGTATGCCGGCCATATCTGCTACAATCTTATGAAAGTCTGCATCACCTTGCTTGTATGCATCAACGACATCTTCTACAGAAAAGAAACCTTGTAATGCTGCGTAGTGAACTACAAGTCTTGGTTCTTGTTGGTTGTAGTCAAAGCAGCCCCATTTACAGGTCTCTTCAGGTATAAATAAACTTCTTATCCGTGGTCCGAGATCCTTGTTCCTTGCAGGTATCTGCTGTAAGTTTGGATTATTCATACTAAATCTACCTGTAACCGTACCACCACTGTCACCACGTAGTTGGTTTATCTCTGCATGTATTCTTCCTTTGCCAGAGTATTTTAATATTGTATCTAAGAATGTTGTGTGTGCTTTGTTGATCTCTCTTGCTTTCGCAATAGCTTGCACAATCTTGTGTGGGTGATTAGCTAGAAAGTTTTTAGTAAAACTAGGCGCTTGTGTCTTTGCTGTTCTATCATAGGGTAGTTTTAACTTATCAAATACTTTTGCAATAGATCTTGCTGCCCAGATCTGTACCTCTTGTCCTGTTTCAGAATATACACCATCCAATAATCTTTTTTCTTCTTCAACCATTTTTTGTTTTTCTGTGGCTGCTCTGTCTACATCTACACGTACACCCAAAAATCTCATGTCAACCAACACAGGAAACAGTTTAGTTTCCATTTCAAATATATTTTCTATATCTTGATGTACTATTTCTTTTTTTAATTCTTGCCACAACTCCAGTGTGAGTTGAGCGTCACGCTCCGCGTAAGCTCCAACGTACATGGCTGGTAGTTTGTACATTTCTGCTTTTGGATCTACACCCCAAGACTTTGCAGCTTCGTATAATGCTGTTTCATCTTTACCTCTACCTACAAAATCTCTACCACAGTTATTTAAATCGTATCTAAATCTATTCTCATCAACCAAAGATGCAGCTATCATTGTATCTACAATCTTACCGTGTACATGTATGCCTAAACTTCTCAACCAACACACATCATACATTGCATTGTGAAATACTTTTGTAGAGAGCGATCTCATCTGATCTTGAAACCATTTAAGAACCATTTTACGATCCATGTTACCACCGCCTTCATGTGCGATAGGATAATATGCACACCAATCACTTGTTGCCAGGGATATACCTACCACGTCACCAACACCTACAACAGAGCCAGAACCCATTCTGTCATTTAGGTTTGGATCTTTTGTTTCTAAGTCGATTGCGATCTCATCATATTTTGATAGATCAGGAAAATCTTGTGGTGGTAACCACTCTGTTTGTGGTTTAAATGTTATTTTCATTTTTCTGTGTCCTCTAATTTTTTCTTTTCTAATTCACAATAGTGTATAATCTTATCAAGATCCTCTACACCGTTCTTATGCATGTACCTACAAACGTACTTCACAACACAGCCCTGAAAAAATGAAAGATTATTTTTTGAAATAAACTCATATGGCTGTATGTTAAAATACATATAATGGGATCCACCTATCTGTTTATTCTGTGGTTTCGCTTTATCAAACATATTTATATCTGTCATATTTTATATCCTTTATAAGTATCTTTTGGTCTGACAATATGTAAATGATTCTTCGCTCTGGTTGCACCAACATAGAACAATCTATTTTCATCGTCAGGATTTTTTTCGTAGTTGACTTGCGTGTTTCTTGATAGGTCTGTCAGGAGAACTACGTTATCCTGCTCACCACCTTTCACTCCATGTATTGTAGACAATGATATTCTTGGAGCTGAATTTAATTTCTCACCGTTTTCTCTCATCCTTCTAATGTATCTTATACTCCTACTAGGAGCATTGTCAAAAGCTTCGTACCAAATTTTGTCTGTCTTCAACCATGTTCGTTCTTTCAGTCCAGCCATGTCATAGTTTGCATCTTTGTTCATGTACTTCAAAGCTTGTTTTTCAAAATGGTTTTGTGACATGTAAGACGCTATTCGCTCTACCTGATCGTAATTAATACTCACACCTTTACGCACATTTTCCCAATCTGTTACAGCCTTGTACAGATCTTGTTCTTTGTTTGTTTTATATTTGTTTTCGTAATACAACCCCTGTGAATACAGTTGTTCTTCTAATTCGTTTAACATAAATCTAGTTCTAGCTAGCACTAGCCAATTACCTTTTTTCATGTTAATTTGTTTAAACTCATCATAATATGAAATTAAACCTTTTTGCGTTTTTGGTCTCCACTCTTTTGGTAATCTATGTTGTATTCTGTTTACTATCTTTGTTGCAACATCGTGAACAACCTGCGGTATTCGGTATGACTGTGTCAGCTGCACAATCTTTCCCGTCTGTGCTATAAAACTATCTACGTCTGCGCCTGCCCATCTAAATATAGCTTGATCATCATCACCTGCAATAAATGTATCTTGTGTCTTGTTCCATATAGATTTTGCCATAGCCCATTGTGATCTAGATAAGTCTTGTGCTTCATCTATAAAAACTACATCAAATCGTGGAGATCTATCTGACTTAACAAAT